GGTGGTGAAGCGCCCGAAATTCGTCTAGCTGAATAGATTTTTAAAATATGGCTGCCATTAGCTCTATATACCCTATATTCAAAATACTCTCAATTTTCAATTTTAAGCCACCTCAGACGCGTTTCTTTTATAAAAATAGGTAACTGTACCACAAAGACATTATAAATCTCTCTATGAGCGTTTTAGAAATAGATCGTTTTTAGATCGTTTTCGGATCGTTTTTATGGTTTAAGCTTATAAACAATACAATGGCAAACTGTCATTAAGGATAACTGATTCAAAACAAGGCACCTCTAGCAGGTGCTTTTTTTTATGTCTAAAACAAAGTGAGGAACAGGATGTCGTTATCTGAGATTTTCGCATCCTGCGCTTATTACATTGCTTCGGCCGTAATAGCTTTCTTTGTGGCACTGTGCTTCGACTTTTTAAAGAGCGAGCCACCAGAAAATTATAAAAAGCTGCTTGAAGCTGTAGTCTGTGGTTTCATGAGCTTTGCAATCTGTGGATATTCGAGTTCACATTTTGACTGGCTCTCTCAACTCGACTGTCTGTTTTTAGGCGTAGGAATTGGTGTATTAGGAGCAGGCAGAGTCAGTGAGTTGGCACTGCAGGTAGTCAGCAAGAAGTTTAACATTACAGTAGGCTCATCAAATGAAAAAGATTGAAGAGCGCACATCATTTAAGATTTTTAGATTTTGTCTCTGCTGGAGTGTTGAACTTTCAATTTTATTGACACTATCGTCATTAGGTCTTAGCTTTGTTTATATGCTTGTATCAATTTTGCTTGCATATATAACATATCAATACAAGCCATAGTATGCAGATGTCATTCTTTACGAGGTATAGAAGATGCAAGCATCATCACACTGCATAGCACTGATTAAAGAATTTGAAGGTTTAAGAACTAAAGCTTATAAAGCAGATCCTAGTGAGAAGTATTACACCATTGGGTATGGTCATTACGGTCCTGATGTAACTCCAACAATGGGGATTACATCAGATTATGCTTATGAACTTTTAAAGATTGATGTTAATCGATTTGCAAGTGATTTGAGCTGTTACATGGAGCGTGATCATATCAATCTGACACAGCCACAGTTTGATGCAGTTTTGTCGTTTGTTTATAACTTAGGATTTGCAAATCTTATAAGTTCGACTTTATGGAAAAAGCTTAAAGCTAAAGATTATAAAGGCGCATCTGAAGAATTTTGCAGATGGAATAAATGCAATGGCAAAATTTTAAAAGGTCTTATTGTAAGACGAGAAAAAGAAAAACAATTATTCTTGAGTGATTATGAATCTTAAATTGTTAGGTCTTTTGTCATTCCTGCTTGCTTGTTTGGGAAGTGGTTATCTAGGCTATCAGATAGCCAGTACAAGCTATGAGCTTGAGATAAGTCATATACGTGAACAAAGCAAGGAGCAAGAAGCTTTAGCTTTACAGAATAAAAACGAGAGAGAGAATGTTTACAGCAAAGCACTCATCACAACTCAAAGTAAGATTGCGATATCTAATGATAGAATTACTGCAGCTTATCGCGATCTTAACTCCTGGGCTGATAGCAATATTGTTACTGATAACAGTATCAGCATGCACAACAGTCAGGACAATGCCAGTGGCAACTCAGGTTTGTCCTCAACTGCCAGCACTGCCGGAGCAGTTTCAGACTGTGAATGTAGATGCAATGGAAAGAACACAGCAGAACTTCGCAAACTTTATCAAGAGCAACTAATTATCGCAAGAGACTGTGACATTACTGCAACTTACTATAACCATTTAATTGATTGGTACAACAAAATATCTCAGGAGAGTATTCATGGAAATTAATTCAGTAGGTGAATTAAAGAAATTTATTGCAGATTTAGATGATGATTTACCAGTAATGGTTTTAAAACCAGGGTTACATCTTACTGAATCAGGTAAATCTGTTTCTGTAGCAGAACCCTTTGAGATTGTTGAGACTGTAGAGGACAACAATGCATTAGCTCTAATTATTTCCCAGGATAGGCTTGCAAAAGAAGCTTTAGAGCATCCTGATGATATTGTAACTAATGAAGAACTTGAGAACTTATAAATGACTTTTTCTGATGGTGTTACACAATCAGCTTTAGCAATGAATCTGGGTGTATCTCGTGCTCAGGTTCGCACTTTGATTGATAAAGGTGTATTTGTTACTGATGATTCAAAGCGTGTAAGTCTTAGTGCTGCTAAAAAGGCATATGCTGAGCACCAGAAAACAGTAGACAAAAATAAAAGAAATAAATCAAGAAAGACTGCATTAAACCTGATAAATGACTTAAAAGAGACTTCTTCTAACGATAATTTCGATGATACTTATAAAAAATGGTTATCAGAGATAGATATCGACCCAATAACTGTTTTAAATTCAGCAAAAGCTTACCTTACAGCTCTGCAGGCAAAGCAGGAGAAGTTAAAGCTTGATGAACTCGAAGGCAGACTCTTTGCAAAGGAAAAAGTTAATGCTGATGCTGAAAAGATTGGTCAGCTGATGAGATCAAAGCTATTAAGTCTGCCAACACGAGTTGCAACACTATGTGAGGGCAGAACAGCAAGAGACATTGAAGGAATTATCACAGATGAACTCAACAATGCCCTTGAAGAACTGCAAAAACTCTACGTTGAGTAATCTTTTTTCATCAGCATTTAAGAAGACACTAAAGCCAAGACCAAGATTAACAGGCTCTCAATGGGCTGACAGTTACAGAATGGTAGCTGCCGGAACATCTCCAGAGCCAGGACAATGGCGAACAATCAGAGTTCCTTATATGAAGGAACCTCTTGATATGGCAACTTCTCATAGCATAGAGAAAGTAGTTATTATGGCAGCTTCTCAGGTTGCCAAATCAGAGCTTTTAATCAACGTCTTAGGTTATTACATAGATCAGGAGCCATCATCAATTATGATGGTTCAGCCTACTGTAGATGCTGCCGAAGCATTCTCAAAAGAACGTATTGATCCAACCTTGCAGGCCTCACCAGTTCTTAAAGAAAAGATGAGCGTAGCTGTGAAGGAAGAGAACGGCAGATCTCGCAAATCAGCATCAACCATCAGAATGAAAAGTTTTATTGGTGGTTATCTTGCAATGGTAGGTTCAAATTCTCCTTCCGGGTTGGCCTCGCGTCCTATTCGTGTACTGTTGTGTGATGAGATTGACCGATTCGGTTCAACCCAGGAAGGTGATCCTTTAAAGCTTGCAGTCCAAAGAACACAGAATTTTACAAACCGTAAAATTGTGTTCGTATCCACACCAACAACAGAAGACAGAGCAGATGGTCCTACCATCTTCAATGAATTTATAAAGAGCGATCAACGTGAGTTCTTTGTTAAGTGTCCTCACTGTGGTGAACGTTTTGAGATGGCGTGGGGTAATGTTAAGTGGGAGAAGGACAGTTCTGGTGATGTTATTGAAGATAGTATCAGAATGGAGTGTCCTCACTGCAATCAGAAAGTAAGAGGTAACGGAAAACCTGACCCATATCTGCTTGAAAGCGGTATCTGGGTTGCAAAGAATCCTGAATCTCGTGTTAAAGGTTACCATTTAACGTCATTGTGTTCGCCTTGGGTGGAGCTTCGCGACCTTGTAGCTGAATTTACTGAGGCTACACGAAAGAAAGATAAAAACGGTCTTCAGGAGTTCGTTAATCTAAAGCTTGGTGAACCCTGGCATGAAGATGAGACAGATCTGAATTTATGGGAAAAGCTCTCTGAAAGACGTGAGTTCTATCCTACTGATGGACTTCCTTCAAACATCGCAATGATTACCTGCGGTGTTGACGTTCAGCAGGACAGACTTGAAGCTTCAGTATTTGGATGGGCTGAAGGATACGAAAGCTACGGCATACGTCACTGTGTATTCTACGGTGATCCAAAACTTACTGATGTTTGGTCAAATCTTGATGCTTTACTGCTTGAGAACTTCAAGCTTGAAGATGGCAGAGAGCTGAAGATTAACTGCACGTTCATTGACTCAGGTGACGGTACTATGACTGATACAGTTTATCAGTATACAAAGCCTAGAGAAAAAGCTCGTGTGTTTGCTATCAAAGGTTCATCTGTAGCTGATAAGGCTTTAGTTGACAGACCTACGCAGAATAACCGTTACCGCGCTCATCTTTTTGTTTTAGGTGTAAGCGCCGGTAAAAAACTTGTGATGAACAGATTATCTGTTCAGGATATTGGTCCTGCATTCGTTCATTTTCCGCGTTCTCGTGATGATGGCTTTTCAGACGAATACTTCCAGCAGTTAACTGCAGAAGTATTTATCCGAAAGTTTGATAAAGGCAAACTCACAGAGAGCTGGAAGAAGGTCAGAGAACGTAACGAGGCTCTTGACTGCTATGTATATGCAACTGCAGCTATCGAGCTGATGAGGCCTGTATTTGAAAGATTATTGTTAGATAAAGGCGAAACAGTAAAACAACCTGCTGTTTCCTCAGGTGCACCTAAGCGCCGATTCTCTAAAGGTGTCGTATGACAGTTTTAAAAAGTTACAGAGGCATCTCCTACGAGACAGCCAAAGCAAAATTACAGATGTGGCTTGACTGTGAAGATGCAATTGCAACTGGTCAGAGCTACACCATCGGATCACGCTCTTTAACCAGAGCTAACCTAAAAGATGTTCACGATGCGATTGCATACTGGTCATCTATCGTGACAAAGTGTGAATGTGGCAGAAATGGACCACGTATTCAGAGAGCTATTCCTCAGGACTTTTAAATGGCAAGACGTAACACAAAATTAAGAACTGCCGCAAAGAAAAGCAACAGTCAGAGTGCTGTTGCAAGCCGTAAGATAGTTAATAGTGGATACAGTAATTACGGTGCAAGCTATGCTCGTAAATCTCTGATTGGGTGGCTTACTCATTCAGCCTCTGCAGACGAAGACATCACAGACAATATCAAGGTATTGCGTGAGCGTTCCCGTGATTTATATATGGGTGTGCCTCTTGCAACCGGTGCCTTAAAGACTATCAGAACCAACGTTATTGGCTCTGGTCTTATGATGAACTCTCATATTGATTATGAGCTCTTAGGTCTTACACCAGAGCAGGCAGTTGCATGGCAGAAGAACACAGAACGTGAATGGCTCTTGTGGTCTGACGATGTGAACTGCGATGCTTCAAGAATGTGTACCTTCTACGAATTTCAGGCATTGGCTCTGTTATCAACACTGATGAGTGGTGACTGCTTTGTAGCTCTGCCATTTATTAAAAGACCAAACTGTCCTTATGACTTAAGGTTAAGCCTTATTGAAGCTGACAGAATCTGTAATCCAACAGATTCTTTTAGTTCTGACAACTCAATCCTCGAAGGTGTAGAGGTGGGAAGCTACGGTGAACCAGTAGCATACTGGGTAGCAAAGTATCATCCTTATTCAACTCACAGACCTTTAAACAATCCTAATCAGGAATGGAAGAGAGTGCCAGCCTTTGGTGCCAAGAGTGGCAGACGAAATATGCTGCACCTGATGAGTGATATTGAAAGACCAGCTCAGCGCCGAGGTGTTCCTCTGCTTGCACCGGTAATTGAATCATTAAAACAGCTTGGCAGATATACAGATGCTGAACTTGTTGCAGCGGTTGTTAGTGGGTACTTTACTGTGTTTATTACTCAGGAGAACCCAGAAAACGGCATTGATTCGATGTTAAGTGGTGGCGCTGATGTATCAGCAAGGACTGCTGATATTGATGATGTCTCTTTAGGTAATGGCGGTATTGTTAACCTTGCTCCAGGAGAGAGCGTATCTACTGCAAATCCAGGCAGACCTAATACAGCTTTTGACGGTTTTGTAACTGCTATCTGCAGACAGATTGGTGCAGCTCTTGAGCTTCCTTATGAACTCCTTATGAAGTCGTTTACATCTTCCTACAGCGCCTCACGCGGTGCAATCCTTGAGGCCTGGAAGATGTTCCGTATGCGCCGACAGTGGATGGTTAACCGTCTGTGTCAGCCTGTATATGAAGAGTGGCTTTCTGAAGCTGTTGCTAAGGGCAGAATCAATGCTCCTGGTTTCTTTGATGATCCTGCTATCAGAAAAGCATGGTGTTTAGCTGACTGGTCTGGTGATGCTCAGGGACAGTTAGACCCAAGCAAGGAAGCACAGGCAGCCAAGATTAGAGTTGATGAAGGATTCTCTACACGTGAGCGTGAAGCTGCAGAGCTCACAGGTATGGCTTTTGACATTATCGCAAGCCAGCGTGGCAGAGAAGAAAAGCTGATGAGTGAAAATAACATCAGACCTCAGAACAATAATCCTATCGTTGAACCTCAAAATGTCGAGGAAAGTTAAAAATGACAATGAACATTCAGGCAAAGGCAGGTAATGAAACCTGTCTTTCTTTTTATGGGCCTATTATGGAAGGCTTCTACGAAGACGAGAAGTGCTTTGATGAGGCAAAGGTTGCTAAAGCATTTGCAACTATCAATCCTACCAGCAAGTTAACTGTAATGATTAACTCTCCTGGTGGCAGTGTTGATTCAGCTTTGGCTATCAACGGTATTCTGTCTCAGCATAAGGGCGACATTACTATTCACGTTGCCGGTCTTGCTGCTTCAGCTGCAACCTTAATCACTTCATTAAAGAACGCCAAAACTGTCATCTCAAAAGGGTCTCTGATGATGATCCACAACCCAATGAGTGTAGTTTATGGCAACGTCGATGAAATGAACAAAGAAATCGAAGTTCTTGATAAGTGTGCTGAATCAATGAGATCACTTTACAAAGATAAGACAGGTCTTTCAGATAACAAGATTAAAGAGCTGATGGATGCAGAGACATGGCTTACCGCCGAAGAGGCTGTAAAACTTGGCTTTGCTGATGAGCTTGACGAGAGTGAGCCGGTGACGGCTTGTATTAAACCAAATCACATTCTGGCTATTGCTGGTCACGAGTGGGATTTGAAGGACTTACCTCTACCATCAAAGGAGATGTTAATGAGTAAGAAAGTAGATCCTGCCGTAACCGAACAGCAGCCAGAAATTAAGGCTCCAGAGGCTAAGGCAGATGAGAAGCTGATGACCGCTCAGTCTTTACAGGCAGAGCAGCCTCAGTTATTCAATGCAATTGTTGCAGAAGCTGTAAAAGCAGAGCGAGAGCGCATTAAAGCGTTAGCTGACATCGATACTGGTGCAAACCACGATATGGTTGTAAAGGCTATGTTTGACGAGCCACGCACTGCAGAGCAGGTTGCAATTGAGACCTTAAAGGCTCAGAAAGAACACGCTAAGACCGTGCATAACGCTTTAGCTGATGATGCTGAAGAAGTATCAAAGACTCTTGCAGACAATGTAAGTGCTGAAGGTGCTTTAGCAGACAATCACGCTTCAGAGCGAGAGGCGCTTGTTAAAGCTGTTCATTCAAATTTAAAAAACTTAAATGGCTATAAATAGGAGCTATCAAAATGGCTGATTTAATGAAAACAGAATCAACTTCATACGATTCTTTAATTTCAGGTCTCAATCGTTCAGAGATGAAGACCTTCCCTGTAACTGTCTTAGAAGGCCAGAACTTAAAGCGTGGTGCTTTAGTGACCTTTGCAAATGGCAAGGTATCTGCAGTTTCTGCAGCAGATGGTGATACTCCTGCTTCAGATGTATTTGGCATTCTTACTGATGATGTAAATGCTTCAGATGCAGATACTGAAGGTGTTGTATATGTAACTGGAGATTTCAACAAAGCTGCAGTTATTGTTCCTTCAGGTGTTGACATTGAGGACTTTGTAAAAGCCGCTCGTAATGTCGGCATTTTTCTTCGTTAACTAGGAGACTTCAATGTCTGTTTCAATTTTTGAACCTCGTACCATGTTTGAGATGGTAAATAATGAGTATCGTGCCCGTTCATTCTTACGTGACCGCTACTTCAAGAATGTTAAAACTTTCAATACCGAAACTGTAGATATTGATATCGTTGGTGCCGGCAAGCGTAAGGTTGCACCTTTTGTTGGTCGCCGTATCGGTGGTACTTTAGATCTGCGTGACGGTTACAAGACTCACTCATTCAAGCCTGCTTACATTGCACCATTCCGCGTATGTACCGCTGAGGATGCTTTAAAGCGTTTACCTGGTGAGCAGTTATATGCAGGTAAAGATCCAAATGAGCGCGCTGCATCAATCGTAGCTCAGGACTTAAATGAGCTGGATAAGGAAATTACCCGTGCTGAAGAGGTTATGTGCTCTCAGGCTTTAACTACCGGTAAGATTGTAGTTAAGGGCGAGGGTGTAGATGATGTTGTTGACTTCTGGGGTGACTTAGCTCCTTCAGAGAAACCATCTGCTACAGTTAGAACCTTATGGTCAGCAAACAATGCAGATCCTCTTACTGATTTACGTTCACTCTGCCGTGATGTAGCTCAGAAGTCAGGCTTAACTCCAGTTGAAATTATCGCTGGTGCAGGTGCTGCAGATGCTCTTATCAACGCTTTAAAGGGTGATGCTAATGCTTTCAATTCACGTCGTATCGACTTAGGTCAGATTAACCCACGTGAGCTTGAAGATGGTGTTTCATACTTAGGCGCTTTACGTCTTCCTAACTTAGACGTTTATACCTACGATGAGTTCTACTATGACGAGGCAACTGGTCGTGAATTACCAATGATTCCAGATGACTCAATCCTCATTGCCTGCCGTAATGTAGCAACCACTCGTGCTTATGGCTTAGTAGATGTTGTTGACGTTAAGAACGACACTCACAGCTTTGTTGAAGGCGACCGCGTACCAAATTCATGGTTACAGATGTCAAATCCAGCAGGTCGTATCGTTCAGTTAAAGTCAGCTCCTTTAATGATCGTAAACCAGCCTTTAGGCTTTAAGATTGTTAAGGTTATCTAATATTGGAGCTCCTTCTTTTGAAGGGGCTTTGATGGATGGAAGATTATGAAAGTTACACTTACTAAAAATGTTCTAATAAAAGGTTCAGTTTTTGGTGTTGGTTCAGTTGTTGAACTCAACGACAACGAAGCTCAATCTTTTATCGCACGCGGTCTTGCTCAGAAGGATAATTTAAAAGAGGAAACCTCTATAGATGAACTGATTGAAGCAATTCCACCGCAGAAAACATCTAAAAAGAAGAGTAGATAATGAATTTCAAGGAAGCTTTGGCTGATGATCTTGATAATACCTTCCTGAACACCGAAACCTTTGCTGACGAACACCTCTTTAATGGTCAGAAAATAAAAATTGTTGTTGATGATGATCGCCTTGACTCAGCTCAGGGCAGTTACAACAATGGTGTGTTTTCTCATCTTACGGAAGTGTATGTGAAGGATGGTGAGCTTGAGGTTATTCCTACCAGAGGCCAGGAAGTAAATCTTGATGGTCGTACCTATGTGGTTCGTTCCGTATCAGTTGAGTATGGAGTTAACCGCATCGTTCTATCTGACGTTGAACAATGAGTATAAAGATTTCTTTTGGCAACAAAGGTTCACCCTTTGAAGATATGGAAGCTGTTACTGCAAAAGCAAACAGAAGAGCCTTGTCTCGTACTGTATCTTATGCGCAAACCCATATTGTTAAGAGTCTGAAAGAAAACTTTACTATTCAAAGTAAGGCCGTCAAAAGCTCTATGAGAGTTCGGATAGATGACAAAAGCGGTACTGCACAAATAATTGTGTCAGGACCTCCTTTAGGAATCGACAAATACTCTGTTAAGCCTAAGTACGATACAACAGGTTCATCCCGTAGGCCTGTAATCGTATCTGTTACTCGCGGTGTCAACAAGACTGTAGGTAACGGCTTTATATGGCAGGGGCATGTATTCAGACGACAGACAGATGGAAGATTACCGATTGAAAAGGTGGTTGGTCCAGCTGTTGCTCAGATACTTGATACTCCAGAAGTATTAGAAGAAATCTCTGAAAATACTCAAGAGTTTTACGAAAAGCGTCTTAATCACGAAATTGATCATTTAATGGGTAAAGATGGTAGTTAATGAATTATGCAAGGCAATTCATGTATTTTGTGAGGATAAGCTGAAAGAATTACTTCAGCCGATTCCAGACAAAGTGACTGAAATGCGCCCTGGCTCTCTTAATCCTCATATTCCACTGCAGCAATCAGAGGAAGAATACGATATCGGTCACGTCAAGCACATAACTGTGTTTACAGGCTATTTACCGCCAAAAAGAAAAAGTGACTCTGATGATTATCCTTTCTTACTGATAGTTCCAGTATCTGGAAGTTATGAAGATGGAGTGGCAACTGCCAAGGTTCAGCTTTATGCTGGCTCATGGCATAACGGCTCTGATGGTTTTACTGAAGTGATGAATATCATCGAAAGGTTAAGCCAGGCTTTTATGTCTATGCCATTTAGCAGACTTGAGAACAGATACATTTTAGAGACCCCACTTAATTGGGTATTTCCTGATGTATCACAGCAGGCTGGCGCTCCAAAGATGTGGCAAGCTGTATTAACTACTGATTGGACCTTTACCTCTTCTACAAATAATCTTCCACTTTCAACTGAATATCCATACTAAAGGTGATTTCATGGCTAAATTAGAAAAGGTTGAGCAGACTGAAGTTAAGAAGTCTGCAGAACCTGTATTTCCAAAGATCTATGTCGGACCTACTGTTCATAAAGTAGGTCTTATACATAATCAGGTCTTTTCCGGTCCTTCTTTACCAGAGAATATCAGAGCATTGGTTGCTAAAGCTCCTGCTTTAACAGCTTTAATTGTACCTGTATCTCAGATTAAGGTTCCATCAAAAGACCTGGTTAAGGCTTTTGTTTCTCAGTTAGGAGAATAAACGGATGTCATACGTACACGGCATTAAAATCAGTGAGGTGCCAACTTCCTTACTGCCTGCAGCTGAAGTTGATTCAGCTATTCCTTTTGTAGTTGGTTGTGCTCCAATCAATCAGGTTGACGAAAACAATGTAAACAAGCCAGTGCTCTGCTATAGCTATGATGAAGCTGTAAAAGCCTTTGGCTTCCAGCCTGCTGTTGAGGGTGAAGACGGCTTTAAGCGTTATGCCTATAACTTATCAGAGGTTATGTACTCAGAGTTTGCTCTGTTTGCTGTATCTCCAATTGTTATGGTTAACGTTTTAGATCCTAAGATGCACAAGAAGTCTGCATCAACAACCGTCATCAAGGTGGATGCTAATTCTGGTACTGCAGTAATTGAAGAGATTGGTGTTATCAAGTCTTCATTAGTGCTTAAGTATTCAGGTGTTGCATACGTTGAGGGTACAGATTATACCGTATCATTCGAGGATAACGGTTACTGCCTCATCTCTTCATTAACTGATGAAGAAGGCAATTACAAGTTATCACTGCAGGATATCAATGTAACTGCTGAAGTTTTAGATCCATCTATGGTAACTTCAGCTGACATTATTGGTGGCGTAGATACCGAAGGTAATAAGAAGGGCTTTGAGCTTTTAGCTGATGTATTCCCACAGTTCAGAGTTGTACCTTCAATCCTTGCAACTCCAGGTTACTCATCAGATCCTGAGGTTGCAGCAGTTATGTCAGCTAAGGCTGATGATATCAACGGCTGTTTCAGAGCAATCTGCCTTGTTGATGTACCAACCGGGACTGTAAAGAACTACACCCGCGTTGCTGCATGGAAGAATAACAGCAATATCGTTAAGGTTAATCAGATCTGCTGCTGGCCAATGCTTAATATGTCCGGCACACTGTATAACTACACTTCACAGCTTTTAGCTCTGTTAGCTAAAGTTGACAGTACTAACGATGGTATCCCTTATGTATCACCTTCAAACAAGAACCTTGAATGCACAGGTATTGCTTTAAAGGATGGTACAGAGATCAATCTTGATTTAGACAAGGGCTCCTACTTAAACGGCAATGGTATTGTTACCGCACAGAATCTTTTTGCAGGATGGAAGTGCTGGGGTAACAGAACAGCTGCATATCCAGATAACACTGACGTAAAGGATTCATTCATTCCTCTGCGCAGAATGTTTATCTTCATCGGCGTTCAGTTACTTCGTACTTTCTGGCAGCGCTTAGATTATCCATTAAATCGCAGACAGATTGATACTATTCTCGATAGCGCCAATATCATGCTTAATGGTTACGCTTCAAGACAGTACATCTTAGGTGGTCGTGTAGAGTTCCGCGAAGACGAGAACACTACTACAAATCTGATGGACGGTAAGGCTGTATTCCACGTATATATCACTCCACCTTCACCAAATCGTGAGATTGATTTTGTACTCGAATACGATACCTCATATATTTCAACTCTGTTTGGTTAAAGAGGATTACATAAATGGCTAATGCAACTACTCAGCCAATTAGGCTGACTAACTTTATGGTCTATAACTCCTCAAAGCAGGTATTAGGTGTGGCAACAGCCACACTTCCATCAATTGAAGCTCAGACCGACACTATTACCGGTGCTGGTATTGCTGGCGAAATTGATATGCCTACTTTAGGCCATTACGGTTCAATTACTGTGTCTTTATCTTTCCGCTCTTTAACAGCTGAAGCTGTAGAGCTGGCAAAGTGCAAGTCACACGAACTTGAATTAAGAGGCTCTTTGCAGGTTCATGATTCATCATCTGGAGAGATGAGAACAGTTCCTGCCCGTCTTGCTTTACGCTCAATTCCAAAATCATACAATCTAGGTTCATTTGAGCCTGCTTCTGGTACTGACTCAGAGCTTGAGATGGAAGTTGTTTACTTAAAGTATGTGCTTGATGGCGAAGAGAAGATAGAAATTGATAAGCTTAACTTCATTGCCAAGTTCAATGGTGATGATCTGTTAGCTTCAGTTCGTTCTGACTTAGGCTTATAAGCCGTTAACGACCTTGCAGATTAACCTGCAGGGTCATATTTAATTCTGCAAAAAGGACAAATTAAAATGGAAATTACATTAAATTCTGTATACAAGTTTGAAGGCGAATCTTTTGAGAAGATTGAAATCCCTGTAGATACCCTTACAGGTGACCAGTTAATTAAGATTCAGAAGGACTATAAAAAGCTTCTGACCAACAACACCGCTCGTGCTGCAGCAGAGAATTTAACTCTGTTAGCTGGCAATGCTGAGTTTCAGGTATTTCTTGCTTCAACCTTAACTAAAAAACCAATGGATTTCTTTACCGGTCTTCCTGCAAAGGATTTCCTTAATTTATCAATGACTCTGACCAGTTTTTTACTGGCATAGGGATAGATGTTAATACACCACTTCAAGAGCAGACTGACAGCTTAAGACGTGGTGTTATTCGTTTATCTCAATATCTACATTCAGATTATATGTCTCTTATGGCTATGCCTCTTGATGAGCTAATAATTCTTATTCAAGAGGTTGTTAAAGAGCAGAAAGCTGAACAGGAATCAATAAAAAAAGCTAAAGGATCTTAACCCATGGCTACTGAACGTGAACTTGTTTTAAAGATTGCAGGAGAAATTTCAAAGACTTTCGAGAAAAGCATTAAGCTTGCAGAAGGCAAAGTCTATGAAATGGGCTCAGCAATACATAAAACAGCTGAACAGGCTGATATTATGCAGAAAGTCATGGGTAAGCGTTCAGAAGTAGATAAGGCTCGTGAGCAGTACGATAAAGCTCAGAAGAAAGTATCTGAACTATCAGCAAAGATGCAGGGAAATGAAAAAGTAACTGCATCAATGAATCGTCAGTATGAGAATGCCTGCCATAGAGCCAATGACTATAAAGCAAAGATTGATACTCTGAATAGTGAATTATCAGAGTACGAGAAGAAAACAAATACTGCAGGTAAAGCAACTAAAGAGCTTGAAAGAGCGCAACAGCGCCACTTAGAGACTCTGGAAAAACAGCAAAAGGCAATCGCACACGCATCTAAATACCAGGCTGCAGGCGAGCAGATGTCTCAGTCTGGAAAAAATATGAGGTTGTCCGGTGTAGCATCAATTGCTGAGGGTTACGGTCTGTTAAAGCTGGCAACCAAACCTTTAAAGGATGTTACCGAATTTAGTGCCCAGACTGCTCAGTTATCTTTACTGACTGATCAGGCTGAAACTTTAATGCAGAAGAATCTTGAACTGTCTCAGTCATATTCTGCATCTATAGAGACCTTGCAGAAACTTGAGGCTTTAGGTATTAAAGCTGGTACTGTAGATGCAAAGAATGCTCAGCAGATCTTCGAATATGCTGATAATGTTTACAAGGCATCAGAGGCTCTTGGAATGAGTGCTGAGGCTGTTGGCAATGCATACAATCAGTTTAATGATCAGTTAACTGGTGATACAGAAAAGACTAAAGCCTTATTTGACACAATCAACTCAGTATCAAAAGTTGCTCAGGCTGATGCAGAAACTCTGATAGCAACAATGCAGGGCTCTGCAACTGTCGTTAAGTCATTTACATCCCTGACTAATGAACAGATTGTAGGCTTGTCTGCAGCATTTGCAAAGATGTCATCATCTGCCAGTGCAGCAACCACTTCGCAGACATTGTTTATTAAAGCTTTGACTGCCGGCAAGGGTGCAACGAAGAAACAGCTTGAAGGCTGGAACAGACTAGGTATCAGTGCCGAGAAGCTGGCTCTTGCAATGAATGGGGGACCAGAATCTGCTCAGGCGGCAATCTCTGAAGTTTTAACTGCTTTAAATAAGTTACCTCAGGCAGAGAAACAGGCAGCTCTTTCAAGTATCTTTGGCAAGAATCAGGAGCTGTTGGCTACCCTGGATAAGTTATCCTCTAATAAGGCTGGATACTTTGATCTTGGTATGAACTCAGCAACTGCAGATAATACCGGCTCAGTTCAGAGAGATTCGGGCAAGATAGAAAATTCTACTGCAAAGCAGCAGGAGATTTTGAACAATAATCTGAAAGCTTTATCTGTAATAATCGGTCAGGAGCTTTTACCGGTATGGAATCAGCTCTTGGCAATTATGGTTAAGTCTCTTAAGGCTGTAGCTGATTTTGCAAAGCAGAACTCCGGAGCGACTAAAGCGATTATTGGTATAATCGGCGCTATGGGTAGCCTCAAGATTATTTTAGGTGTATCAACCTATTTGATAGGTGGCTTAGTCTCAATTATTGGAAAAAGCGTTTACATATACGGCTTGGCAAGAAAAGCAATTCTGGTCTATAACGGGACCTTAGCTGCGTCTTCTGTTTGTATGAAAGTTGCCATTGGTCTTGCCAAAGGTTTAGCCGCTATGTTCCATCTGCAGACCTATAAGGTTATTGCCTTAACCGTAGCGCAAAAAGCTATGAGTGCAGCAATGCTTGTGGCATCAGGAGTAATGAAAGCATTAGCTGTGGCTGGAAGAGTATTAAATCTTGTGCTTCTTGCTAATCCAATTGGTCTTATTATAGGCTTGATTGGTGGATTGATTGCTGCAGGTGTTTGGCTCTATCAGAACTGGGATACGGTCAAGGAAAAGGCAGCTGCAATATGGGGCTGGTTTGCTAAAATGTTCCCTGGCGTAGCCGGAGTCATTACAAACCAGATAGGCAGAATTATTGACACCCTTAAGTCAGTATGGGAGAACATCAAATTTGTATTCTCTAATATTATTGATTTTGTTAAGAATGTCTTTACTGGTAATTGGGCCGATGCATGGGAGAATGTTAAAAACATCTTTGTTGGTGTGTTCTCCTCCTTAGGAGCTCTCATAAAACTGCCTATCAATGGCATTATCGAGATGATTAACCTTGCATTCAGCAAGATTGGCTCGATAAGTCTCAATATTCCTGACTGGATACCTGGCATTGGCGGTGAAAAATACTCATTTGCTCTACCTCAGATACCTCTTTTAGCAAATGGCGGTATTGCTACAGCTCCAACACTTGCTATGATTGGCGAAGGCGCTGAAAGTGAAGCTGTACTTCCTTTATCAAGGCTTGATTCTCTCTTAAGTGGTGGGGCACAAGGTTCAGCTAATTCATCAAATGTAACTGTTAATTTTAATCCACAGATTACAATTAGCGGTAGTTCTGACGATGATGCATATGCTCAGGTAAAAAGAGCTCTTAACGAAGGCTCTTCAAGTCTTAGAAGAGAGCTTGAAAGGATGTTTGCTGATAGAGCCAGATTATCTTATGTATAAACAGAAAGGATAGCTTTAGGCTATCCTTTTAACAGTTATTTGTTTACATTAAGCAACCATTCAAGAAATGTTACTGTAATGTTTGATGGAAAAGATAGTAGGTCGATCATTATTCCTGGTTCTAATCCCAAAATACTATCAATAGAGAAAATAATAAAAGCCAATACTGCTGTAATAAAAGTTAACATTAACCACCCAATGACTGACACAACAATAAAGTAAGGTGTAAGAAATAAGGTGGTTGCAAATCTTTCATTGTTCATTTTATCTATGTTATCTCATATTTAATGATGTAATTCTTATTTAAATTATAGTCCAAAAATGAGTAAAATTTATACATCAATCCAAGGCGACACCTGGGATAAAATTGCAAAAGACAAGCTTGGCAGCGAATTTCTTATGGCTAAGCTAATCGAATGCAATTTTAATTTAAGACACTACGCTATTCTTCCTGCAGGTATTAAGGTAGTAATACCTGATATTGCAGTTGACAGACAGACGATAGACCCTCAGTTATTACCACCATGGAAGCGATAAATGCCTGATACTCCAGTATTACAGACTCAAGTTCACGTGTACTACGGTACAACCGACATTTCAAAGGATGTATACGAGGATTTACTGTCAATCTCTTATACAGATAAGATTGAAGATGAAGCTGATGAGCTTACCGTAACCTTAAAAGATGAGAAAGGTAAGTGGGCTGGTGCCTGGTCTCCAGAGCGCGGTGCCAAGGTTAAGGCTGTATTCAATACTGAAGGAAGAGGTTCAGTTAAGACCGATACAATGATTATCGACAATCTTAAAACATCAGGCTCTCCTAGAGTATTTGAGTTCCAGGCTGTAAGCATTCCGCTTGATAACACCTTCAGACGTACTGCAAAAACACGTAATTTTGAGAAATTATCATTAAAAGATATTTCTAAACAGCTTGCTGAAGAGTCGAATCTTGCATTTATGTGGGATTGCGAGGATGACAACAATCCTGAATATGACAGAGTTGATCAGAAACAGGAGAGTGACCTCGCCTTCTTAAAAAGGCTCTGTAATGATGCTGGGTTGAGCATTAAAGTTGGCGCTGAAACATGTATTATCTTTGATCAGTTAAGCTATGAGAAAAAGCCATCTGTTAAGACATTAACTCTTGGGACAAGCCATATTTTATCCTGGTCATTTCAGTCTCAGCAGTCACAACGTTATAAGTCTTGTACCGTTAAGTGGCGCAATGTTAAAGCAAAGACAAAATCAGCAGGCGGTCCTGCACCGGCTGCAACTGCAGAAACATCAACGGCTGGTGGTGCTGATATCTATGGTAATAACGATACTGACAAGAAAGATAAATCAAAGAAAGGTCAGCAGAGCTTAAAAACTGAATACATAGACTACACCTACACGGATGAGTCGGTAGAAGAGAGCGGTCAAGAGTATGTGTTAAAGAAACGCTGCTCCAATCAGGCAGAAGCTGAGCGCGTAGCAAAAGCTACTTTAAGAAAACTCAACTTAAGGCAGACATCTGGTTCTTTATCGCTTGTCGGTGACCCTTTAATGATTGCAGGCAATGTAATTGAACTTAAAGGATTCGGCTCATTTGACGGTAGATTTATCATTGAGTCAGCAAACCATAGTATGACAAGTGGTGGCTATACCACATCTATAGATGTAAGACGTGTAAACGAGGTTTACTGATGTCAGACTTATTTGGTTCTGAGAGCGTTGAGGCTCTTTCTCGCACAGTATCACAGCTAATAAGAGTAGGTGAGGTGTCAAGCATTGATCCGGTCAAACATACAGCAAGAGTTACCTTTCCTGAAGAGGATAATTCAACGAGTTATGATCTCGCTGTCCTGGTCAGAAACTCTTATGACAATCACGATTATAATATGCCTGACATTGGTGAAGATGTGCTTTGTCTATTTCTTCCGAATGGTCATGAAGATGGTTTTATTCTTGGTTCGTTCTATGCAGGGCAGATAAAACCTCCTACCACAAACAAAGATGAGCGAAAGGTTGAGTTTAGTGATGGGACAACCGTTACCTATAACCGTTCTACTCATGAGCTTGATGTTGTAATTGAAGGCACACAGATCCACGCTGACAGGAAGACGGTTGATATAACAACTCCTAAGACAGTTAACATTACTACAACTGATGCGACTGTAACAGCAAGCGGGAATATAAAACTAAGTGCCGGAGATAACATAGATATAAAAGCCGGCGGTATCGTAACGATTCAAGGTTCTACAGTTAATATCAACTAAGGATAATATATGCCAGCAATTACAAGGCAAGGTGATTCTGATACAGGCCACGATAAGTGTCCTGGAACTCCATTATCCGGCGGAAGTCCTAATGTAAATATTAACGGTAAAGCTGCAGGTCGTGTAGGAGATTCATACGTACCTCACGGATGTGACATACACGCTCCGCATTCAGGTGTTATTGCTTCTGGCTCTGCTACTGTCTTTATTAACGACAAATCGGCTGGAAGAGTTGGAGATTCTGTATCTTGTGGAGGTTCTGTTGCGGTTGGTTCTCCTAATGTGTTTATTGGTAATGGTGACGGTGGGTCATTGACAGTAAATGGTCAATCAGTATCTGCATTAGATTTTAAATGTAAATGCGTTGGAGATGTTATTTCATGTTCTCCATTGTGCACTGAAATTGATGAGATTATTCTTGCTCTTCCTGATATTGCAAATAACGTATCAGTATCATTTGAAGAAGATAATGATCAACAAGGTTGGCTATATTTAGCGAATATGGCAAAAAAGTGGCTTACTGGAAAGAGTGAGATTGTAACTTCTAAAATGCCTATTGCAAGGAAAGATCAGATATTTGATATATCTTGGGATTGGGGAAATACTTACGCAAAAATTCAAAATGGAATTGCTTCTTTTTTATCTGAATCAGACCCTGATGCTGAATATAGAATTTTTAATAAGGCTTCTCAAGCAAGTTTAATTCAGATCTTAAAAGAGAATAATTTATTATATTCAGGTGCAACTTTTGATTTTATAAACACTGATAAAATCAATTTTAAAAAGAACTGTTTTGCTTATTATCCTATTTCAAGGGAATTCCCTAAAGATGATGGTTTGCAGGCAAGTTTAGCAGGATGTTCTATTAGATCTTTAGCTAGGGGTCATGTAATTGAAGATTCAAAAGGTCTGCATATTATTGTTGAGGAAATAGGCTTATTTATCTTTGATATTTTTCAATTTGAAGAATCTGAATATTTTAGTTTTATAGTAGATAATCTTGGTTTCTGGAGTAAAGAAAAGCTTGATTTTCAATTTATTGGTGGTAATTCATACTATAATTTAGATAATAGTGATTTTAATTCATTTAGAGAGCGATTTAAAAGAGGGCAAGACTTCTTTGTTATATCAGATGTATATAAAATTACATTGTTTTCTGAAAGAAAGATTGATGTTAACTAGGTTCATTATTGGCTGTTTAATTTTGTTCCTAGCACAACTTCTTATTTGTTTCCCTAGCGCAATTATTCAGACACTAAAGGGATCAAGCTCTTTTTTTATTATTTTTTCGAATGAATATTTATATAGATTTGGTTCAGGATTAGCTAGAATTATTGAGTTTATTCCTGGTAAGACTGTATATGCAATTTTGTTATCGATTCCGATTTTATTATTGATATGGAGTGCAACTTTAAAGGATAAATGGCTTATTTTAGCCTTTATACTTGCAGGTCTTCTTGTATTATGGCCTATCGATTATAAATTATTAGCAACTTATTTTTAATTGTTCTTTTTTCTTGATATTCTATAGTAAACGATTTAAAAAAAATAAGCCTCTCGGTTAATCCCCAGAGGCTTTTTTATTGCCCAAAAGTAAAAGGATTATTATGAATATAGGTCTTCAGGGATTACTCGGTAAGATACCTTTCAGCTGTTCAGACAGCAGGGTATTAACCTTTCAAAATTTACAAGTTCAGAAAAGTGCCCGTTACGCCTCACACGATATCATCGGCCAAAAGCCAGTAAATGAATATGTCGGGCCATCTATGACCACTCTTTCCTTTACTATTCAGCTAAGAGCACAACTTGGCTCTCATCCTCTTGTCTATCTTAATATGCTACAGGATATTCTAGATTCAGGAGAAGCTCAGAGGCTGATTCTTGGTTCTGAATATTTCGGTAAATACGTGCTTGAAAGTTACTCTGAAGACAGAAAGATTTATACAGGCTTAGGCGTATGTGTTGGTGCCGATGTCTCTGTATCTTTAAGAGAGGCTGCCGCATTCAATATGACATCATTTCTTAAAACTCAACTAGCCACCATAGGACTGTAAATGATTACAAATATCGTAGTTACAACGGAAAGCAGGCTTAATCTTGCACCGGCAAATGAGCTTGAAGAGATAGGTCAGAATGTGGCAACTATCCTCAAGACTATAAAAGGCTCGGTTCCTTTAGACAGAGATTTTGGGGTTGATTTTAGTCCAATTGATGCGCCATCAAATCAGGCTTTAATGCTTTGGAAAGTTGAGATTATTGAGGCTATAGAAAGAGATGAACCTAGAGCGCGTGTTTTAAAGATTGAATTTGACAAAAATAAAAGTAACGGCATGGAAGGTCAGTTAACTCCTGTCGTTACTCTGGAGATTGTAACAAATGACTGATGAGAATTTACCACGCTTTGGTCTGCCTGAGCTTAACTTTCTGACAGTAGATGCTACTGCCAATGAGAAGAGAATTATTGGAGCTTATGAGAAGATTACAGGTCGAGTTCTTGCCAATGGTGATCCGGTAAGATTGTTCCTTCTATCTTTAGCTGCAGAGAATACACAGTTAAGACAGGATTTTAACCTTGCAGCCAGACAGAACCTTTTGAGTTATGCTCAGGGGGAGTACCTTGATGCTCTTGGCAATATGGTAGATACACCAAGAGTTCAGGCGCAAAAGGCAGTTGTTGTACTGCGTTATACTTTATCTCACTACCTTGATGATACATATGTCATACCTGCAGGAACAAAAGCTTCTGATGGGGCACATATTTTCGAGACTCTTAATACTGTTGAAATTGGACCAGGCATCCTCTTTATTGATGTAATAGCTGAGGCTACTGAAGTAGGTGCTGAGTACAATGATATAGAAATTGGAGAAATCAATACTATGGTTGATCCAATGCCTGATATGGACAGTGTAGAGAATATTCAGAAGCCTTCTGGTGGTGCTGATACTGAAGAAGATAGTGTATATGCTGATAGAATCAGACTGGCACCTGATTCATTCTCTGTGGCTGGTCCTCACGACAGCTATGAGTATTTTGCCAAGTCATTCTCATCTGCAATCATTGATGTTTCAATCTATGGCTTAAATGAATATCCTGGCAATGTTTATGTAAGACCTCTTCTTACCGGTGGAACCATACCAACAGATGCATTCTTATCAGAACTTTATGAGTTTTTATCAGATGAGAATATCAGACCACTGACTGATTGCGTTCTTGTAAGCGCGCCTGAAGCTGTTAATTACGAGATTAACATCAAGTGGTATCTGGACAGCTCAAATATCAACAGAATTACTCAGATTACATCTGCAGTTGCAAAAGCGGTAGAAGAGTACCGATTATGGCAGCAGTCCTCAATTGGCAGAGATATCAATCCAGATGTACTTATCAAGATGATGAGGGACGCTGGGGCCAAGAGAGTGGAAATTCAAAGCCCTATATTCACTCAGATTGATAAATCACAGGTAGCTCAATGCTCTGTATCAGATGTATCAATAAGCTACGGTGGTAGTGAAGATGATTAAGATTGAAGATTCAGACTTGCTGCAGGAACTTATTCCTTCCTCAATCAAGGACGAGCAGATTTTTAAAGACTCGGTTCAAGCGTTAAAAACTAAAGACGATACTAAAGGTCATCTAAACGATGGCCTTTTTTATTATCGGCTTGATGAGTTAAGTTCTGATGTTTTAGACCACCTAGCCAATCAGTGGCATGTGCGAGTATGGCGTGACTCCTGGTCTGTAGAGTTAAAGCGATCAATTCTAAGAGGATTGATTAAAGAAAAGCGAAGAGTTGGATCTGTGAGCGCGGTTAAGAACGCAATCGCAAGTTTTGGCTCTGCTGCAGTTCTTACAGAGTGGTGGCAGAAGTCTCCACAGGATAAGCCTCATACCTTTGAAATCATCATAAATCAGAATGAGGTTGCAGGTACAGTAACTTCAGAAATAACTGAAGATCTGATTAGAACATTAGATTATACAAAGCCTGTTCGTTCACAGTATCAACTCAAGATTACATTCAGTCAGAAAGCGCAAATGACTATGGTTGCGTTAAGCAGACCCATTGTCTATGCACGTATTCATTTAAACAAATCAGTTTCATACACTGGTGAGACATCAATGTCTGCATCAGCTGTATTAAGACCATTCTCATACGCTCATATTTAGGATTAGGAAAAACTATGGCAAATATCAATACTATTGTAACTGATGCAGGTATTCAGGCTCTTATTAACGCTGAAAGAACTGGTACCGAAAAAGTTGGTTTAACAACTATTAAATTCTCTGATAAGGCAATCGCTGCTACCTCTGCTACTACCGATATTGGTGATGTTGTGGCAGAACTTACTACTGTAGCTGGTGCTGTAACAAGTGACCATACAATTCAAGTCACATCAATTGACAGTTCAGACAACGCTTACAAGGTAAGAACTTTTGGTGTATATACTGATAGCGGAATCTTATTTGCTGTTGCTTCATCTGCAGAGCCAATCTTAGAAAAGGTTCAGATTTCACAAGCTCTGTTTGCAGTTGATATTTATCTGTCAAACGGCAATCCTGAAGTTATTGAGTTTGGTGATGTAGGTTTTATCAATCCATCAGCCACAACAATGATTGAAGGCTCTGTAAGACTTGCAACAGACGATGAGGCAAGAGCACATACAGAGGAGAATGCCGTATTAACTCCTTCAAATATTCCTGCATTTATGCCTTCTTGGCTTGATGAAGTTATTCCTGCAGGTACTGTATTAGCAATCGCAACAAGCAATATTCCTGAAGGCTTCCTCTTGTGTAACGGTGCAGCAGTATCACGTACAGACTATGCCAGACTATTTGAGGCTATCGGCACAATCTATGGAGCAGGCGATGGCGAGACTACATTCAATCTGCCAGATCTGCGCGACAGATTCATTGAAGGTGCAGGTTCTAATGCTCTTGGAACTTACCTCGAAGCGGGATTACCTAACATAACAGGTCAGTTTAGCGCCCCTTACAATGACTCAACAGGGGCTATAAAATCAGGTGCACTGAGTTTTATTATGGCTAATGGAAACAGTTATCCAGAGAACGCCGCTAGGGGATACCTGCAATATTTTAATGCCTCTAATTCATCTTCTATTTACGGCAATTCCTCGACCGTACAGCCTAGAAGTTTGAATCTGTCAGTTTTAATAAAATATTAGTACTTTATCAAAATGGATAGATTGAGAGATTTAGGCTGAACCGTGCTTGAACCACCATAGATTGGGTTTGAGAGGTTTGCTCTAAATGCTAATTGTGCATCTTGAATAATGTTCATTCCACTAGCTGAAGTTGGTCCAAATGGAGATTTTCCACTGCCAGTGCTGACTAATGAAAGTGCTCCACCTATTCTTAGGTCACCTCTGATAACACTAACGATATCACCAGTGATGTTAGGTAACCTAACATAAGTGGTGGTTTTTCACAAAGAAATATTCCTAAAACTGGAGATGTCCTTTTTGATTTTAGTGGTGCTTTTTATAAAGAAGCAACTGGTCAAGGCGAACATTATGGCTCTGCTGTGGATTGGGACTCTCACAGTTGGCAAAGAACGGCTTTTGATGCAGCACGATTAAGCTCAACCTATGGTAATTCAAACACCGTACAACCACCAAGCTTAGTACTTAATTGTATAGTTAAATACTAATGCGGGTGGTTGTACAGTTGTTACATTGTTTGAGTAGATACTTGAAGAACGAGAAGCGTCGAAATCTGATGTATAAAAAGTAGCATGTGCACCAACGTCTAGCTTATTTGAATAAGCTGTTTTTGCTGAAAAAGCTTCTGAATAGTTTGTATCCCAACCACAGCCAGACCTACCAGTTATGTTAGGACCTAACATCACTGGTAACATTGTCTCTGTTATACGAGGTGACAATAATATGGGAGGTGCTTTTAGCAACAATGGTTGGGGTGCACGGCAATATATATCAGATACTGATGCTGGTTCTCACACAATAACTTCTTTAGTTTTATATGACGCAAATGTGGGTTTTGAAGCGTCACGTTCAAACTCTATTTATGGAGCTTCCTCAACCGTTCAGCCTTCATCACTTAGCCTTAACGTTCTAATTAAATATTAATATTTAATGAGGATATTAAGGTTCATAGACTTTGGTTGTACGGTAGTTGATGAACCGTAGATTGAGTTGCTAGAATTTGCATAAAATTCTAATACATAGGCTGTCTTTAAAACATTAGTTTGTTTTTCAATACTTTCTTCTGTATATAACCTTGAAGATGAAAAAGCACCTTGTGTATATTTAAAAATACTGCGGTCACCATTTTTTGCATCATAAGGCAAAAAAGTCACGTTACCAGTAATGTTAGGTCCTAACATAACTGGTAGGTCTGGCTGTGGTTGGGATACAAACTATTCAGAAGCTTTTTCAGCAAAAACAGCTTATTCAAATAAGCTAGACGTTGGTGCACATGCTACTTTTT